GATGTGAGGTTTACCTTCCACCCTACCGCCCCCACCCTTGGCATGGCCGTATTCAAGAAGGTGTGTCAGCCGGTAGTGCGGGGCCTTGACATGAATAATTCGTCTGTCCGGCTGACCAAATGCCTTCTCAGTTGACATGGTCCAGCTTTTTGCATACTTACCCCCAACCGGAGGCGGCCTCCTAGGGCTTGTCTGTTTAAGCCGCTCGACTGCAACTTTACCAACACGTTCACTGCTGATATTAACTTTTTCTACGACCTCTTCTGAAAACAACGATAATTCTCTTGCAATCTCTGCTGCTAATCTATCTACCGAAACTACGTTGCTTTTAACCATCGGTAGTCACCATCTCACAAGTTAACTCCATTTCTTCAAACCCTTGTGCATAGGTACGGATTACCCTGTACCGGATACCCTCAAATTCAACTAATTGCTGCCCGCTGTATTCGTACTTATGTACTACAAAGACTATATTAGGCTTTAATCCAGTAACTGCAGCATTGTAAAACTCATTTTTACCAACTGATTTCAAGCCACATAATATTTTGGTCTTATTCTCTTCAACTATTGGGTTGCCAATGTCATCGGTAAGCGGATTCCCATTACCGTCTTTCGAGATAGTCCGGTTGATTAAAGTCAGTTCATGGTCATATGTCACCGGAACCACCCCCAGCATGGATAATCAGGTTATGAAGCCGGTACTGCAGATGTCGAGGCATCGCGCCAGACTCATCACGGGACTGGTACCGCCAGGTAACAAAATCCACTACGAACATTAGATGGTAAGGGTTGGCCCCGTCCAAGACCAACCCCTTCTCATCCTCAAGCTCCTTTACTACACTGTCAGCTATTGCAGTCAAGTAAGTATCACGCACACTTGTTTTTATCCCCAGGCGCTCCTTCGCCAGGGAAACAACTAGCTGCGTATCCATTTATACCAACTCCTTGATCATCTCTTTCTTGGTCATCCGCTCGTCAAGTTCAATTCCCTTGCTTTTGGCGTATTCGATGATCTCTTTTTTTGTCATGGTTCCAATGTCTGAGGCGTCTATGGATGCGCCAGCCTCAAGATAACCTTTGCGCGTGAATTCTTCCACGTGCTCCCCGGTGTACTTCTCTCCCACCCGGTAGATCCGTTTCGTATGCGGGCATTTAAACCCGCCGACTACTAGTGCCATTAATCTCGCCCCCTTAGTTGGCTGTGTCGCTTGCAAATGTCACGGTTGTGGTCGGTACGGCATTGGCAATATTAACAATCACAAAGCCCTCGCCTAGTACCGGCATGCCATCGTACCTGGCAGTTCCCCTGAATACTGTCTGGTCTTCAATGAACCGTACATGTTCGGACACTGCCAGCTGTGCTCCTGCTCTCTCGGCCAAGAGGTATAGTGAACCAAAGCCGCCAATTATATCATTGTCGGGTATAAACGGCAGTTCCACTATATCGCCGCCCTCTACCGGCATTGTACTATTCATACCAGCAACGATAGCACCAGCGGCGTTGAAATTAACTGCCTTAGAAAGCAGCTTCATTCTGGTCTGCCGATTCATCGCCCAGAAAGTCCCACCCGTGGCATAGTTGGGTTTCGCAACTCCAAGATAAAGTACGAGTTCCGCAAAGAACTCCTCCGAGGTCATGCCGGTAGAATCGAACTTCAGCAGGTTGGTTGTGCTCAGGTCTACCCATGCTGGCGCATTGGCACCCCAGTCAGCCGGCTGCTCAATCTGTGCAAGCCTTGTTGCAATGCCGAGAGGCATCTTGTTCCCGGTGCCGTAAAGGATTGCTTTGTCTACACCCAACCCGATCGCCTGGCCAAGTGCATCTAATATCTCATTGGCCAGGTTAATGTCACTGTCTTCTAACGTTGGGTTTGGGATCGGGATGAACCCGCCAACTTTGTACCCATCAACCTCAACCTGGTTAAACGCCAGTGCCAGTTCATTAAGCTTGCCGACAGCTTCAGTCCATACACCTTCAGGCACAACGCCCATAATATTCTGTCTGGCTTTGCCGCCTACGGTCTTGACCCGTACCTTAGTAATAAGCTTGCTATACCTATATAGATTATCTCGCAACAGGTCCAGCATTACTTCCGGTATAGTAAGCTCTGCACCGGTGATAGCCCTTTTTTCAGTTGCCAGACCCCTGACCCTGGTCAGGAAGTCCTTCACATCTTCACGAGTAATGAGGCTTTCAACTTCGCCTCTATTCATGCCTGCAAAAAATCCTCTCTTCATCCTTATTTCTCCTCCTTCTTTACTTCTCTCCAAGCTCTTTGCCGGAGGGTCGTTTTTGGGCTCCTTATTGTTGAGCTGCTCAAGCTCGCCTTCCAGTTTAGCAATTTCACTCTCCAGTTTTGTCTTTTTCTCAGCAAGCTCGGCTTTTTCAGCTTCAATCTTGCTGACTTCTTCCTCGACAGTAGCAATTTCTTCATCTGTCTTTACTTCAGCGAGAGCCTCCTCGATTTGCTCGGCCCTGGCTACTAGCCCTTTTTCCTGTTCTTCCAGCTCGGCCAATGTGGCTTTCCTTTGTTCAATTTTTTTGACCAACATTAACTGCTTAAGCATTTTCTTATCCTCTCCTTAAGTTGATTTTTCCTGGCTTCCAAAAGTCTTTGCCGATGCTGCTCCACCTCTGCCTTGCGCGCCTGCACCCCGGTTTCTTCATAAGCCGGGAAAGTGCAAACTGAAACCTCGTGAAGATCTATCCCAGTAATTGTCCACTTAACCGTACCGTCATCCTGCCAGTCCGTTTCTTCGGAGGTGATGTTAAAACCGAAGCTGCATTGGTTCACATCACCCCGTTTGACGCGCGCATAAAGGTTAACCGCATCGGTGTCGTTCGGATTGATTTTTATTCGGCCCCATAAGCCATAGCTGTCTGTTTTTAATTCCAGTGTTCCAGCTTTATTGCGGCCTAATACCAAAGTCGTGTCGTGGTTTATGAGTGCCCGGATATCGTTCCCCAAGGTTTCATCAAATGCTCCAGGTGCTATCTCCTCATATGCTCCCGGCCAGAGTTCTGTCTCCTGACCAAAAACCGCAAAATAGCCCTCGATATACATATCCTGGCTGTCCGGCTCGGTTCTGGTTTTGAGTTCCGTTTGAAGACTCCGAGTTTGCCTAATCTTCCTGTCCATCGTCATCACCTCCCTGAATGAGTTTTTTCTGGTCGCCTATCATGCCACGAGGAATGTAATTCTCCAGAATGACTAGTTCAGATAACCCTTCCTTGGGAGACATTCCGAGCCAATCCCGGACCTCATTCCCGGTCATAATCCCGCGAACATACATATTACTCCCAACCTCGGACAGTTCTTTAATGTTATAAGCGTAAAGACTGCGCGGGTTAAACTTAAAGTACAGGTCTGGGCTATATAGAAGTTTCCTGGTAAGCTCCTGCTCAATACTTTTGGCAATAGGCAGCAGGGTTGAGTTAATAAACGCATTGTATTCATCTTTCTTGAAGTCACCGACACCCAAGAAAAAAGCAGGGACCCCGAAGATTCCTGCTACTGTCCGCTTATCAATTTGTACAGCATCGTTTATTGCCAGGTCCTGCAATGACAAGGGTTTTACCTGCTCCACCTTGACCAGTTCTGCCGGAATCACCCAAGGCTTGCCGCCGCTTGTCTCTGATATATATTTTTTGAGTATTGCATCCCTGCCTTCCTCGCTAGCCAGTTCCTCAGTCATAGCATCCACGGCGACTATAATGCTGGGCTTCCATTTGTCCGACATAAAGTTTTTCTTTGTCTTTGTAGCCTGTTTAAGGTTGTCTACAATGTCCTTGAGGACCACCCGGTAGCCCCTGCCTATCCACGGGCGCTCTGGGTCTGGGTTGATGATGAAATGCAGCACCTCAGCTTGGTCATATGACTGACTGCCGTATACTACGCGGTACCCAACATCTGTATCCACAAAACTTATTGCTGACGGCTTGAGGGGCACTAAGTCTGATATTAACCCATCTGCAGTAATTTTTGGGAAAACCACGCTGTTACCCTTACCGTCGAGCAGGAGTGTATAGACTATGTTGTACACCCATGCTTTACGGGTCATGAGGCCATACGGATTAATATCTATTTTCCTGGACAGCTCGTTTTTAACCCGGATATCCCCATCGTCTGTATTCTTCATCAAGTGTATAGTCATGGAGGATATTAGGTCCGCTATCTTATGTGCTGCTATCCGCACTTCCGGGTTATCAGACAGCCGTGTATAGCCAGGGATACAGAGTGTGTCATAAGCATCTGAAGTCAGGAGCCAGCTTACTGTATCAGATCTGGTCTTTCGCTTCCTTTTTCCAAGCCACCAACTCTTTATCATAGTATCTAAAAAGCCCATATTAACCTCCCCTCAGCCATTCGTTTGCTTTATTGGCCTTCTCGTAATTTTCAAGCATCCGTATCGCGCCGAATACCGCAGCATCAAAATAGTCTATACGCTGTGTAGGCAGTACCTTCTCATACTGGATCATGTCATCTGTCTTCTCTATAGCCCTTACGTTTTGGACACAATACTCAAAGGCTTGTGAGTGCAGATAATAAAGGTTCCCGTCCTTTGCGGATTTCTCTATCCGCCGGAAACCTTCAGATTTCTTATAGAAGTATTGGGGCTGGTCAATCATCTTGAACCCCTTTTTCTTCATCTCCAGGAAGAACTCGCGGCCAAATTTCCGGTCAAATCCTACCTGTTTTATCTTGAACCCCATTTGCCGCATCTTCACAAACCAGTTAACTATATCGCTGTAATTAACTGTGGGGCTATTGCACATATCCAGCCATCCGTCATCCCGCCAACCAAAGAGCGGTATATTATCCTCTTCAGCTTTTCGTACTGCAGCTACTACCGGGAACCAACCATGTGTTATGGCAATGTCAACCCCTTTATAGTTGCCATAAAGCGCGGCAGCTGTCAGGTCGTGCATCTTTGACAAGTCAGCACCGCCGAACCAGTCAATCCTTAGTTTCGCAAGTTCACCCAGCGTCCAGTTATATTTGCGGTCAGATCTGCGGAACTCCTCGATATTGAAGTACGCCTTCATTGCTGCAGTATAAACGTTCAAAGACTTTGAGAAAAAGTCTTTACGCTGCTGCGGGTCGTTCTGGGCTTGAAGGGCATCGTTCATAATATCCTGTGGCCGGATTGTTACCCCATAATTCGGGTTCGCCATCTCATGGATCTTTGGATTAGTATAGTCCACGTCACCGTTTTCGTCCTGGTCGGCTTTGCATATGAATACAAAATAGGCCTCATCCTTGACGGTACAGTCCAGTATCTTCTTGCAGTATTCTAAGCGCTGGTAGCAAAAGCTTGTCATGTCGTCGCCGGCTGTGGTTATGCCTATCATCAGCTTATTGGTATAAGCCTTCATGGCCTCTTTTATGATGTTGTACTGCTTCGGCGTTTTGTAAGCATGTATCTCGTCTGCGATGGCTATGTTGCAGTTCAAGCTGTCCTGCCGGTCCGGGTTTGCCGCCAGGGCTTTAATATAGATCGATCCATCTCCCAGGTTGCAGCTGATGCTGTGCTCCTGGTTATTATCCAACACTCTGAAGTTGTCACGTTCACCCAGCTCATCCAGGTTAAACAGAATAAAATTAAAGCTCTGGAGTGATTGTTCCAGAGCTGCACCGACGATATAACATTTTGAACCGGACCTCCTCTCCAGAAGGCCCAAGGCCCAAGCCAAGGCTGCTGCAAACCGTGTCTTCCCGTTCTTCCTGGGGACAAAAATAAATGCTTCCTTGAAGCGCCTTATCTTTGTCCCTTTGTGGTAGAAACCCACCAAGTTGTAGATGATAAATTTCTGCCAGGGGCTCAATAAAAAAGGCTCACCGCGTAACGGTGAACCGTCCAACTTCTCACCCTGGTCATGCACAAATGTCTTCTCAATGATCTGTATAACAAACTCGGCATCCTTTGGGTTGAATTTATAAGCCGGGTTCTGCAGGTCTTTTAGAAACCTTTTACACCCCTGGATCTGCTCTCTGCAGGCTACCTTCCTGCCCTCGACTATACTATTGGCATACTCCAAGACTATATCATAATTCTTATGTTTTTCCACGGTCCGTCAACTCGCTTAATACCTGTGCCAGTTTTGATTTATTCCCTGCTTCGGCAGTTACCGTCTCCAAGGCTTTAGGGTTAAGACAGAGGCGGTCGGAATATGCCAGGATATCTTTCCGGAGGCTCTCGAGTGTGGCTACTATCGGTGCTTTCTTCTCGCTGCCTTGGTCGGTATAAACCTTATACTGGTAGTCACTATTCACAAACCGTTCTAATAAGATACCATACTGTTCTACCAACTCAGCATATATACCAATCAGGCGGTTATACTCTGGTTTATAGATGCCCAGCTTTTTCATGTCCGCTATTGTAGCCCGTTTGATTGTCTCTTTTGTTGCGCGTCTCGCCACATCCTCACCTCCCGAAAAAATTTTTCTGGAACCCGCTCTATTGGAAAAGGGTGCCCACCCCGGTCCTCTAAAGCTTAATTTCCCTGGTTTCAGGGTGGGGGGATACCCTGTCTGCCCAGCTTCGGCCAAGGGCTGTAAGTACTCCAGTAGCCCTGTCATGCATCTTATCATGGCAGGCTGTACATAAGCTGACTAGGTTCCAGCTCATCATTTGCCACTGTGGGTACTGCTCCACCGGATAGATATGATGCACCGTTGTTGCTGGTGTAGTCCTGCCGTACCGCCGGCACTCCCGGCAAAGGTATTCATCACGACGTAGGATTTTCTTTCTTTTGTTTATCCAGCGTCTAGTTTTGTAGAAGCTCATATTATCACCATTAAAAAAGACACCCTTTCGGATGTCTTTTCATTTGAATTTCTAAAGTCCTATTTGATCTACTGCATAGGTTGCTTCTTCTGTAGTAAATCCTTCAAATTCTAATTGCTCTATTAGGCCACTTCGTGAAAAAGCCATAATATCAAGATAACTCTTTGCCTTTTTTACTGCTTGTTCTTTCCAATCAACGTTTAATTGATTTACTGCATATGTAGCTTCCTCGTTGCTAAAGCCTTCATGCTCTAGTTGTTCTATTAATCCGGGTTTTGAAAATGCCATAACTCTTAAATATTGTTCTGCTTTTCTTATAGCATTTTTTTGTGATAAAGTCTCACTGGTCTCCTCCTGTTTATCATCTATAACAACTTGTTCTATGGGCTTCTCTGCTTCAACAGGTTCATCCACAGGCTTCTCTAATTCATTTATTACCGTTGTATCTGTTTGCTCAGCTGGGATATTTGCCACTTCTTCTGGTTTTTCTCCACCATTGCTAAAAGCTCCAATTAAGACAATTGCAATAATGACCCAAAACCACCAACGCTTATAAATTGGCTTCTTTGGTTTTTCACTCATAAAAACGCCCCTCCTTTCATCTTATT